CACCGATGTTGGCTTTGAGGCTGGTGATGATTGCCTTGTTGAACAACAGAACATCCTCATGTTCGATGTCTGTGTCTAGGTCAACAACTGTTGCCTTGATTGCTTGGGTGTCACCCATTGCAGTTGTGATCGAGTCAATGAACTCGACTGGTGTGAAAATGCATAGGTGGCCGTTTAGGTCGGCCATCTTTACATAGTCGCCACTGTTGGTGGCTGGTGGTGTGAAAGTCATGGTGACTTCCTTTCTTTGTTGTGTTGGGTTGTGCCACTAGCGGTTGCCAGTGGTGGTTTGTGGGTTAGAGGTCGTCATCCTCTGACGAGTGTTCGACTTCCTCGCGGTTGTAGAACTCGTTCTTGGCTTGGCGTTCCTGATTGATCTCGTCAATGGTTTTCCAGCGTTCCCAGTCGAAAGGTTTTACTGGTGCTTCCTCGCTGGCGTATTCCTGCCAAGGGTCAACCTCGGTGTTGTCGCGGTAGGCGCGAACCACTTCAGCTGCTAGAAGTAGGGAAGCGGTGCTAAACACGCCAACGACTGCACCGAATAGAAAGATTGCAACTTTCATTTGCCGGCACATCCCTTCGTCAAGTCGTCACTGTCTGGCGTGTACCAAGGGCAGTAATTGCAAAGGCGTGATGGTTCAATCGGAATGATTGACCAGTTCTCGGGGTTGTCCTCAACATCGACCGCCGTCAATAAGGTGATTAGGTCATCCATGCGCGACATCGCATCAAGGGCAATCTGCTGATCGTAGTCGCCAACCCAGACATGAAGCCCCGAGAGCATTCCGCCTAGGGGATAGAACGCCAATGCCACCTGCTTAACTGTGTGACCTTGCTGTTCTAGTCCGTAGGCGTAGATGTGCAGCTGAACGAGTTGCTGATGTGTTGGGCCTTCCAACTTGCGTGCCTTCATCGAAGTCGCGCCGACACACTTGTGGTCAATGACAATGCCGTTTGCTACATCGAACAGGTCAACCGTTCCCGATAGTCCAGGTCGGGCAGTGACTCGGTGTTCAACCAAGAACTCGCCGTCATCGGTTTCCCCGAACGCTGTCGCCAGCCATTCGTGAATTGCCGTTCCACTAATCGCTGGCCAAGGATCAGAGAACGAATTGACCTTCGGGACTTGAATCAGCTTGTAAGCCAACTTTCGAAGGCAAGGTTCGCCGACTTCACTTGGGCCGATGTTGACTTGCAGACTGCGTGGCTTGTTGGAATCACTGTTGCGAATGATTCGGGCAATGCGCTGCTCAAGTTGTTTCGCCGGTGTCGCTGGTGCGCTGAAACTAGGCTTTGTCATCGACTTGCCATTCCTCGATGTCGGGAATGCCTGGCTGGTCAACTGTCAGCGGTTCTAGTGGCATGACTGTCATGACTGCTCCTCGTGAGTCACTCTGACAATGCACCAACGAATTAGTTGCGAAACAGTTATTTCCATGCGCTTTGCTTCCTTGCGCAGCGCACTTATTTCTTGATCACTTAATCTCAATGAAGTTACTTGCTTCGGCTTGCTGACCTTTTTTCTTGAGGTGACTGTCACCACTGCTCACCGCCGTCAAGCAACTGGAATCGGCGTGACTGTGACTTCACTTCGAGCAGGTCAATGACTTGTTGCGGTAGTACCTCGCGAGCCTTCTTGACATCGAAGCGCGTGGATTCGACTGTTGTCCAGCGAACTGCTGGCGCACCGTTGACAGTGCCAATGAGTGCATCACCCATCGCGGATTTGATTTGCTCGGTCAGAATGTCTGCCTGTTCTTGCATCTCGCTAATCTCAGCTTTCAAACGGCGAAGTCGTGCCAGTAGTCCAATGACGCCTGGGTCGAAGTCGATTTCCTCTTGGTTGATTTGAAGGCTCATGCTGTGACTCCAATTTTTGTAATTCCTGTTTCTTGTAATCTCCACAAGCGCATCTCAACTGCATGTGTGGAACGCTGACAACGCTTGGCATGTGCCTCAGCTGTCAAGCCATTTGCCAAATCTTCCAAGAGTGCTTGATCGTCCTCTGCCTTCCAAGCCCTTCGGGGATAAATAACCCTTCTGGCTTGTTTTGTTCGATAGTGAAAAGGGATTTTTTCCTGAGAATCATCCTTTTCTTGCAGGCTGCAAATAATTTCAATCAGTGTTGACTTGGATAAACCTTCCAACATTGATTTGGTGAATGTGATTTGAAGGCTCATGCTGCTTCGGTTTCCTTTGCTTCTTTGATTCCTGCGTTGTAGGCATGAATAGTGGTTTTGAACCATGCCTGTTTGATGTCGATGATTGACTGCTCAAAGGCTTCGCGTGCATCGCGTTGGCCGTTGGCGAATCGTTCGAGTTGGTTCGCGTGCCACTGTGTCCAGTAGTCGCTCGTCTTGCGGTTCTCAATCCACCTGCCGAGGCAGAAGGCAATCACCAAGGTGATGATCCATGCGATTGTTGTCATTTGTTTTTGTCCTTTGCTTGTGTTCTGTTGGGTCGAAACTTTGAGATTTGTGGTGGCCATCCTGCGCGTTCGAAATGGCGGTATCGTTCGAATGTCTTGGTTGAAATCCCGACATCGTTACAGGCTCGGTCGAGGTTCATTCCTCGCGCCATAAGGCTGCGAACTGTGTCCAATTTCTTTTGACGAATCGCCGACTTCGACTGATTGCCGTCAGCTGCTCGGCGTTCCTCGGGCAGTAAGCCACCCCAGATTCCGTCACCAATGCCGTTGTCCAAGGCGAATTGCAGACAGTCCACTTGATGGACACATTCGCCGCATAACGCTCGGGCAATGAAGGTGTCCTCTGCTCGAACTTCGAGGTTTCGAACTGTTTCGGGAAACCAGGTGTCAGGGTCAAAATCACTGCTCGCGCATTTGGCTTCAGGGAATTTGGGAAGGCTGAGGCTGAATTGTGTGAATGGGTCATTGCTCATCGACCCCTCAACAGTTCTGCCATGCGCCAGAGAGGCATCACTGCCCACCAGTCGCCGACTCGGGATGCGCCTACGCCGTTCGGCTTGACCACTAGGAATGCCTTAGTTGCCTGAGCGTTCGTTGCCTCAACTTCTAACTCGCGAAGCCATGCCGGAATTGCGTAGGTTCGTTGGTTCTTGATCTCGATGACAACATTGCGAATGCCAGTGACATCGCCTTTGTCTAGGACTCCGCGCAGTGGCGAACGGTCAGCATCAGGAAAGCCGTTGGCTTTCAGATAGTTGACCACCGCAGTTTCCGCAGCAGTTCCCTTAGCGCGTTGCTTGCTCACTCCTTGTCCTTCATCTTTGAAAGTTCATAGGACAGGTCGGCGTTCTGTGTTCGTAGTCGGCGCAGTTCCTGCAAGTAACCGCCAAGGGTTTCGCGGTGTTGCTTTTGCAACTTCTCAATGCGCTGGTTGAATAGCACGCTTGCCATCAGCCAGACAACCGCAAAGGCGAGCAGGGTTCGAATCAGTAGGTCGGTGTAGTCGCTCATTACGCACCACACCTGTCGCAAGTCCACCGCTTGAAACGGTTTGACCATTTGGCTGGTGTCAGGCAGTCGCCACAGAGTTCAGCTGCGAAGTCTGACATGGTGTTTTTTGTAAGGAAATCAGGCACTTGTTGAGTGCCAGCCGTTGTGTCTTGCTTTTGTGCTTGCATTTGTTTGTCCGTTCTGCGATGGTGCAGATGCGACATGAAAACTTTTTCTAGAGGATTCAACTTTGATTGCTAGACTTTGTCCTCAAGTCAGAATCCGATTTCTGACTTTGTCATAAAGTCTTTTAAGTTGTAAGAAAACGCTTGCAGGCCTTTTCTTAGTCCTCTAGATTCGTTGCCATGTCGCATCAACTAATACCAGGGGGTATTTAAGAATAGATGTTATTCGCAACGAAAACTAAAAGTCAAGGAAGTCCGTCACGACACGCCAAAAGGCAACAGACTTCTTTTGAGGCAATCTTGCAACAGTTGTCCGATTTCCATGATCTGAAAGGGCATTCGCCCAGCACGAAACGCCAAGCATTGCAAGTGATTCAGCGATTGGGTAAGCACCCGAACGAGGTCACAAAGATGGATTTGGTCAGCCAACTGGCGAAAATAAATAAGGCATCCTCAAAGACAACAGCCCGAATGCAGATGCGCTCGGCGTTCGGCGCACTCTTTGAGTTGGGTTTGATTAGTCAGAACCCTGCCGAGAATCTGCCAACCTTCAAGAAGCCTCGCAGTTCACCGCGACCTTTAACTGATGCCGAGGCAACCGAATTGATTCACAACGCGCCAGAACCATTGCGCTCGATGTTCATCTTGGGTTGCTTCGCTGGCCTTCGGGCAATGGAAGTCGCTGCCATTAAGGGTTCGGATTTGTCGTTCACCGATGGTGGTTATCAGTTGCGCGTTATCGGCAAAGGCAAAACCGACTTCACGATTCCGGCACATCCAGCCGTTGTTGCGGTGGTTATTGGCGCAGACACTGACGGTCAGCTTTTCCCTGGCTTGACCGCCGATGCTGTGACTTCGAAAACTCGGCGTTACATGAAAAAGGTTGGCATGGATAAAACTTTCCATTGTTGTCGTCATTACTTTGCAACCACCGCGTTGAAGGTTTCGGGTGGCGACATTCTCGCGGTCAGGGATTTGATGCGACACACTGATGTTTCAACGACCCAAATCTATTTGAAGGTTGCTGATGGTCGCGGTGCTGAAATCTTGGGAATGTTCAAGACACCAGACAGGTTTGCTGGCTAAAACAAAACAAAAGCCCCGACACCCATTGCGGATGTCGGGGCTTTTCTATTTAGTTATGAACTGGTGAACCTTGCCAGAAAGGACAAGAGTCAAGGCTCACCAGAAGTCTGCGTTCCCTTAGCCTTCCCATGCCATCAGGTGCGACAGTTCTAGCCTAGGGGATAGTTGCGATTGTCAGATTGGTTCATCGGGAACAGCGCACTCGCCAGCACCTGCGAAGTACGCTGCGCCGTCAACGAAATGGTCACGATCTAAACTCGCTACGCACCTGGCAAGTTTCACACCTGCCATACACAGTGCCACCTGATGCGGCCTGACTTCGATGCCGAGAATCACTGACCAGATTTTCGCGATGTTCGAATGGTTGGTGACGAAGTCGCCAGCCTTGCGGTTGCGGTCGCCACTGGTCAGGTCGATTGCTTCTTGCAGAATGTCGATTCGGTTCATGCGCAGAGTCTTTCCAATAGGTGCTGATAGTCGTCACTGGCGATGTAAGTTTTGAAGGTTTCAAGGTCGGCACTGTAAGACTCGATTGAGTTTGTCACGCGGTAAGAATCATCCCACTCGCTTTTGCCGGTCATTGGGTGCAAGTGTTCGACAACAGTTTCGGGCAGGTATCGAATGGCGTTCAGGTCTTGCCCTAGGCGAAGCCAGAAGTCGTCAACATAAAGATGAACAAAACTGTCAGGTGTCATGCCGTTCAACTCTTTGACAATGTCGGCAGTCATTCCAACTGCGGTCGGTAGTCCTTTGCTTTGAAATAGGTCATCGCCGTAGACAATTCCAGTTCCGAGTTCGTCAAGGTTTGTGCGCCACACTTCATCCCAATGCAGGGTTCGTGGTCGGTGGTCATCGCCCATGTAAATGAAGTGATGAAACCGATTCAATTCCGACAACATTCTTGCGCCAGCGTTCAATGGGTCAGCCACGCCTTTTCGACCACGCTCGAAGCACAGAATCTCGGTGAAGTTATTTTCTAGTTGATCGTATTGCTCAAGGGTTTCATCATCATGGTCAACAATGACGAACAATTCTGAACTGGTTTCGGTGTCTGTCAGTGCCTTTTGCAGCTCGACGATGTTGTGCGGCCGATTTCTGCTCGGCACGATAATTGCGGTATTCATCTTGTTTCCCCTGCCAGAACTACGAGGTCACGCCTCGGGTCGTATCCATCGCCAACAACAAGTGACACAATGCCGGTCGGCGATTCCAGTCCTCGAGTGTTCCTGAACCAAGGCGAACCGCCATCCATCGCTGGTGTTTGAACCCATAAT